CGATAGTATTAGTTCTGTAGAAACTGGGGAACCATCAGAATATGTGGAATATGCTCCATCAGGAGTATAATTTACTTGAACTCTTTTGATGGCACAGACTTTGTATTGAGGAAGATACGCATGACGCTCAGATCCTTTCATAAAGCTAACTCTTACTAAATTTGGAACTCTAATATAATTTCCTCCACCAACACCTTCAATTAATGTGTTATTAATTCCATTGTTGGTGGTATCTTTTACAGTGGAGTTTGTTCCAAATCCTGGCAGTGAAGCCTTTTTAAATGTGTTGCAAATTTGTCTAATTACTTCAGCTTCCGTTAAATCATAGGGAGTCATTTTAAATTTTAATGAAAACTCTCTTAACTCTGGATTATCATATAAAACTTCAACATTTGGATTTACAATAACTCCTCTTGTTGAGCTGGTGATATCATTGAGTGTAAAATTTCCACCAACACCAGGGACACTGTTAATGGCATTTGTAAACATTGCTGCAAATGCGTTTCGAATTCCATCTGGTAAGTTGTATTCAGCAATGTTTCCAGCATTACCATTTGCTGCAGCTACTGCAACTCTACCAATATTACTGATTTCTTTTCCTTGCCAGTTTTGAGCATATGTTGAAGAAATATCTTGAGGCATGTATAAGATGATCGGTCTATAATTAGGATCATCTGGAATAGGTTTGAAATCACTTTGATAATTTTCATATCTCTTGCTGACGGTAACACTTTTTGGAAGTAAATCTCCAGTCTTATCAGTTGCTGCTAAAAAAGGTGGGGCATATTCTCCAAACTCAAAAAGCACATAATCATAATCTTTGCTAGCTGGTTGATAATGTGGATACCTTAATGCTTTTGTGCTTATTGCTTTGATTTCGCCAAGAGCCTCACTAGTACCTATGCTTATTTTTTCTTGGGTTGCTTGGGTTGAAGTAAAGTTTGGATCTAATCTTTCAGCAAGATTGTTGCCTGGTTGAGGACTTAATGGTTTTAGGGTGACTGGATCAACCCTTGTTGTTCCAGGACCAACAAAAGATTGAACTCCGTTTCCAGTTGCAACTCCACGATCTTTGAATCCAGCACCTCTGCCATCATCGTAGAATACTCTGACTTGACCATTTACAGTCTTTATATAATACTGTGCTACTGCCATTTACTTTGCCATTTCCCTGCTTTCTTTGGTTCCGTAACCTTTGATTACTCTATGAGATTTGATTTTATCGTAGAACTTATCATTTGTTTCTTTCCATACAAGTTCTTTTTCATATTGAAATTGATTGCCACCCTTCACTTGAATAACAAAGTCTTCAATTGGCAGTAAAATTGCAGTTGACCATTCATCTGCAGCCAGATCTAATAAGTATCCTTGTACGTTAGATTTTAAATATTTATGGAAGCATATCTTGGGAAGATCAATTCTTTCTTTTCTTAATTCTCTAATTGCTAAAATTCTTTTCTTTGGGGACATGTAATGAAGGTTTGCCCCCCAAAATTCAGTTGGATTTGATTTTACAACATATACAAGAGGATACTGATCATAGTATGGTAGTCTTGCATTAGTTTTATACTGGAACAGATAAAGATGTCCCTCAATTGCGTATCTTCTCAGTACATTTTCATCTTGATATTCTTTTTTTGATGAAGAATCTCGAATCTCGTCTCTGACAAATTTCTTTTTATCTACTTTGAATTTAGATATTTCTTTACTGATGGCATTCCTATACCAAGAGTAACTTTTCTTTTCACCGCCACTTTTTTCTGATATTGTTTCAAACAATGTCTGATATTCTTTTTTATCTTCTGTTGTTTTTAAAGTGTCAGCAAATCCTTGTGCCATTTTTATACTCCTAAGTGCTCTTCTGTGAGGATTAAAAATTTCATCTGCCTATCTTCACAGTAGTCTTCGGCGGCACTCCACTTTGCTTTGTTTTTTAAGAATCTTAAAGCCGAATTTTTATAGGCAGTCGTTTTTCTTTTACTTTCATTCGGTGGTATAGTTTGAAGTTTTGGTTTGATTTCTATGATGTACTTTGAAATATTTCCAGACTTTTCACGAACTTTGATATAGAAATCTGGATAATATCTGTGTATTTTTCCATCTGTAGGACAACGATATGGTATAATCACTTCTTCACTGCCCCACTCTAAAATAGCAGGGTTATTATCACAGAAAACCATAAATTTTCTTTCCCACAATGATCTATAAATGATCCTTGTTGGATTTCCACGATACTTATTCGGATTGACTGGTTTATACAGTCCTGAATACGCCATAAATAATATAAATTCCCACGGTTATATTTAGAGTGGCAGACATTAGTAAATTAATGCAGGTTATTGGAAAGGGGCAAGGAATTGCTCTTTCTAGTAATTATCGTGTTATCTTTACTGGAGCAAACATTCAGAAATATTTAAGAGAAGGTAATATTTCTAAAGAATCTGTAGAGCTTCTTTGTGATGAAGCACAACTTCCAAATGTTCAGACTACCACTGCCCAACATGCTGGCAAATATATGGGGCAGGGTCCAATTTTGTATCCACATACAAGATTGTATTCAGATTTGACACTTGGGTTCATCTGCACATCTGATATGGACCAATTGAAATTTTTTACAAATTGGTTTGACAGTATTTTTGGTGGAAAAGATGTAATAGAGTCTACCGAAGGTCAGATCGCCACCACCGCATTTAATAGAAATCAAGTATATCGTTTAAATTTCCCAGTAAATTATACTGCAGACATTCGCATCATAAAAGATGAGCTTGGTCCAACGGAAAAGGGAAGACCATCAATCGCTTATGTTTTAGAACAAGCATATCCATATTCTATTGATTCTGTACCACTTTCGTATGGAAACTCTCAGATAGCAAGAGTGACTGTGAATTTTCATTATGCAAAGCACTCTGTTCTCTATATTGAAAAATGATTTTTGATTTTCATGAAATCGAGAAAAATTTTTCCGCCAAAAAATCATTAAAAAAGTCGAACTAAATAATTTTACGATCTGGAGTAAATATCATGGCTTTGCCACAAGTTGGTTATCCCACATATGAATTAGAATTGCCTTCAACTGGCAAAACAGTAAAATATCGTCCATTTTTGGTAAAAGAAGAAAAAGTTCTTTTACTTGCATTAGAATCACAAGACGAAAAGCAGATTACTAATGCTGTAAAGGACTTAATCAAAAATTGTGTTGTGTCAAAAAATATAAAGGTTGATCAACTTCCACTTTTTGATCTAGAATTTCTATTTCTCAGAATTCGCGCAGCTTCAATTGGAGAAACTTTGAATCTTACTGTTACTTGTCTTGATGATAATGTAACCAAAGTAGATGTTCAAATTAATATTAATGATATTGAAGTAAAGAAGCAACCAGAGCATTCATCAAAAATTGAATTCGAAGAAAATTTCGGAATTGTGATGAATTATCCCAGCATGCAAAGATTTGTTGAAATGGACTTCCTTCAGAAAGAACTATCAACAGAAGAAGTTTTTGATTTGATTGCTGAAGGAATTGATCAGATTTATCAAGGTGATGAAGTGTATGACTCTTCGACTACAACAAAGAAAGAATTTCGTGAATTTGTTGAAAGTTTGACTACAAAGCAATTTGAAAATATTCAAAAATTTTATGAGACTTCTCCAAAATTACAATATACATTCTCTGTGACTAATCCAAATACTGGAGAAGAATCTGAATATGTTCTTGAGGGGTTACAAAGTTTTTTCGCATAGCACTCTTCCAGAATAGTTTGGAGGGGTATTATCGTATGAATTTTGCTTTGATGCAGTACCATAAATATAGCTTGTCTGAAGTTGAAAATTGGATTCCATGGGAGCGCGAGATTTATGTTGCGTTTCTCATGCAGTATCTTGAGGAAGTTAAACAGAAGCAATCTAAACAATAATGGCATCATATTCCAAGACATATTCTGGAGATCTTACCACTTATATCGTCGGTAAGATTTTTAATGCTGCCAATATGGCAAAAGAAGAAAAGGCAAAGCAGGAAGAAGATAGAAAAAAAGGCATAGATGTTGAAGACAAGGGCAATTTACACTTACATGCTCTTCGAAGCGAGTTTGGTGGAGATCTTTACTCTAGAACTATTGGAACATTTGATTCTAGCAGATCACATGAACAAACGGACAGACAATCTAGTAAAGCAGCGAGATTTTCTGCAAATTTTTATAGACAAAAAAGAGAAGCAGAGGAGGACATAGATACCGAAACAAAAAAGTCTTCTGATCTTCTTGATGATGCGGTAAAGGAATTGAGTCGAGAAGATAAAGAATCAATTCCAGTAAAAGACTCTGGTCTTAGATCATATGTTTCTAAAGTTTTTGGTGTTGGAATTGACGCAAGATTAATAGCACTTGAAAATAAAGCAAATCAAAGTCTAGCAGCAGTTAGAGATATCAGAACTCTAAATGAAGGCAATATGAATTTGATGCTTGATTATAATGAGTTATTTGCATCTAAATTGGATGTTATTTTATCTTTGTATAAAGAACAGTTTTCTTATCAGAAAAAGATAGAAGACGATTTAGAGTCTAAGGGAGTTTCTGATGAATTATCCAAAGGTGAAATTTTATCAAAGAGTCAAAAATATGTTAAATCAAAGACTAGTGACAAAAGTTCAATCATTTCATCGCCTCTTTCTAGATATTTCTTAAGAAGGGGAGCTCGTAAAGCAGCAGCTGCTGCGCTTAAAAACTTACCAAAATCTAAGAGAAATCGCATTCTTTCTGCAAAGAAAGTTCCAGCAAAGATAACTGGATCCTTAAAAAATAAACTTCCCCCAAATGTAAAAAATGCAGCAGATAAATTATCGGCAATAAAAAATCTTAGAGGACTATCCAGAAGTGCAGGACCAGCAAGATATGTTTTTGCTGGTATGGAATATTCTGAGAGAAAGGGAGCTGGGCAAAGCGATTTACAAGCAATTTCTGGTGTTGGATCTGGGTTAGCAGGCGCTGCAGGTGGTGGTGCTGCAGGTGCTAAAGGTGGCGCCGTTATCGGAGCAATAGTTGGTGGACCACCAGGAGCAGTAATTGGTGCAATAATTGGGGGAATTACTGGATCTATTATTGGTGGAATGGCTGGTAGTAGAGTTTCGGATAAAGTAACTGGAGTCTATGAAACTGGTACAGGATTCACAGAGCGTGGAACTGCTATGTTACATGGCACTGAAATGTATGAATCGATTGATACAAAGACTGGCATACCACGCTGGGCAATCAATAATATTGGTTCTGCTTTAGTTTCTTCATCAATCAAAATGGCTGCAGAAACTGGGGTAAAATCACAAATACAAAATGAAGTATCTAAGTTGCCATTTGAAGTTAGAAATATTCCACAAACTTTATCAATTTCTTCTAGAAAACCACCTATTGCTAAAAAATCAGAAACTTTATTTTCGTCTTTATTGATGAATCCAGGAGATTTTTTCAAATCAAAAAATCAATCTGATGCTGCTGATGATGAAGACAATGAAAATCAACCACCACCAGCACCAGAGAATGAACTACAGATTATTCCTGGTAATGGAGTGGTGAGGGGAGGAGCTGTAGTCACACAGAGAAATGACCGAGACAACGAGCAAACTGGTAGTGATATTGCTCTTAAAGATAGTATGGGAAATTATTCTACTGGTGCAATCATTCAAAACCCATTTTCCTCTCTTAAGATTAAAAAAGTTGGATTTCAAGGTAGTGGATCTGGACCAACTGGTAATGGGTTTGGTTTATATGTGGTTGGATCAATGATTGTAGATGATAAAGAATATGAGATATTACTCGGTCACCTCAATAAAGCACATGTGAAGGAAGGAGATATTTTGGGTCCAGGAGATAGTATTGGAGAACAGGGAATATCAGGTCGTGCTACTGGACCACATGTATCTACTCATGTCAACTCAATGGAAAAGGATGTTACTGCGGCTCAACGAGTATTGAGTGCTGTTGAAAGAGCATGGACATCTGGTAGTGTAATACAGTCAAAATCATATGGTCAGACCACATTACAAGCATTTGCTGCAACTCCTACTCAAGCTGAAGCATTCTACAAAATAAAATCTATAGCGGCTGATGCAGGATCTCCAAATCCAGATGTCACTGCAGCTATTGCTATGCTTGAAACTGGTTGGTTGGCAAATCCAAATAGTGTTTATTTTGCTAGTGGTAAAACCAATCCATTTGGACAAAGTGGAAGGCATCCTGTTACTGGTAAGTATGTTGTTGCTAAAGATGGAGTAGAATCCATTGTGTATGGTAGTCTCAAAGAAGGAGTAGAAGATCATGTAAAAAAATGGAAAGATTCTTATATTGGAAACAATGCAAAAGAAATGATTGAAAATATAAGAAGGGGAATCACTTCTTCTGGTAAATCTCGTGGTGCATATAATAGTGCAAATCCAAATTGGGGCAATGATGTTTATAGGATATATCTGACTGGAACAAGAAATCCTCCTGGACCAAAACCATCAAGAACTAGTGCAGGACCAACAAAAAAACATCAGGGACCAGTTATACCAGGATCAGGGGGTGGAGATAGAGGTTCTGAATCTGGATCTAAAATAAAAAAATCTAGTTATGGATCTTCTTTACCATTTAGAAGTCCTATACCAGAATATCCAAATTACGAAAGATCAACAGATCAATACGGAGCATTTTTTGCAAAAATATATAAAATTGCTGATGCTGCGGGCGATCCCTTTCCAGAAATCGTGGCAGCACAAGCAGTAGAGGAAAGTAATTTTGGAAAATCAAATCTTGCAAAAGAGGCAAACAATTTGTTTGGACAAGATGCACCAGCAGGTGCTTCAGAATCTGAAAAATATAGATATTTTGATCCAATTGAACAGAGAGATCATGATGCATATAGATTTAGATCTTTTGAAGAATCTGTAAGATATAGAGTGAGAATTTGGAAGAAGTTTTATGGAAGTGCTAAAACTCCTGCCGAGGCAATTAGAAATATTGCAGCTGCAGGATATAACCCACATGCCATATACCCATCAAAAATTATACAATTATTGAGAAATTATGGGGTAGAACCAGACAAACCAAGGCCAATTGCTCCAAAAGTTGGTCCTAAAAAAGTTGGATCTGGAATTCCATTTATTCCAGAATTAACGATTAAAAAAGCATTTGAAAAACTTTTTGATAGACGCCCTGCAAAAACATCTTCTTCTGGTTATGAAGCAAGATCAAATCAACTGGCAACGAACTTACAATCAAATAGTCAAATTTTAGATGATCTTGAGAGTCAGGATGTTATGATTCAATTTGTCGTATTAAATAATACTGTGGTTGAACAACCAGAAAATACTATCACTAATACAAAATCAACAAATCCTGGATTAAATCGAACAAATCTAAAAATGCAAATTCTAGCAAGTTAAGATGGCATCATACTCATCAACCTATAGTGGCGATTTAACCACTACAATTATTGGAAAGATTTTTGATGCTGCTAATTTAGCAAAGGGTGAGCGAGCTCGCGCAGAAAAAGAAGCAGAAAAGTATGGTATTGATCCTCAGTTAAGTAGGGGAGAATTTTTCAAAAAAGCACTCCCATACGAGTTCACACCATCAGTATTTAAAACAAAAACATTTGGCGAGCAATTTAAATATCCAGATTATTTCGCTAGAGGACAATCTAGTCCTATTTTTTCTGCACCTTCATCTGCATTACCAGAAAATTATTTTTTACGAGGACAATCGAGTCCTTTGCCACAAGCAGCACAGAAGGCGAAAGCAGCTGGGCAACCATTTCCACACATTGCTGTAGGTTCTCCTTTAAATGAACAAGTAGAACCAAAAACATCGATGTTGTCTTCGTCTTCCGAAAAGGTTGGAAGCACTGTTGATAGATCAAAACCAGTAAAAGTTAAAGATGAGAAATTAGGAATATTCTTTGCTGCAATTGCAGAATCTTTAAACCAAACGGTATCTTCAATTAGTAAAAAGCAGCAAGAGATTGATTCTGAAATCACAACTGCAGCAAATGCAAGTCTTTCAATTGCAAAAATGCTATCTGTAAGCACAGATAGTTTAGAAAATAAATTAGATGAGATTGCATCTTTACTTAGCGCACAACTTTCTCTAAGAAAGAAACAAATTGATGATGCCGAAACAGAAAGAGAAAAACAAAAACTTGCTGAGATGCAGATGCTTTCTTCTTCGGAAGAATATGTTGCAGCAAATGATAAACCAGAAGATGTTCAGTCTAGAAATGATCTTGAAAATGCAATAGAAGCAAATCAAGATACCAAGGTAACTCCTCCAGCAAATCTTCCTGAGATGGAAACAGGAGGAATTGTCCATGGTCCTGATGAGGGATATCTAGTAAAACTTCATGGCAAAGAAAAGATCACTCCAATTGATAATAATTACACACAAGGACAACCAAGCGCCGTAGATGGAAAAGTGAGGCAGGTCCCTCAATTTGAAGTTGGAACAAATCCAATGATTGGGGACACTTACAAAAAGGTATCTTCTGTTTTAAACTCATCTGCTCCAACAAAACCAAAAGTACAATCATTGACACTGCCACAGGTTGGAAGTAAACAAGATACATCAACTGCAGATTTGCTGAGGGCAATGGAATTACCATTGAAAGTAACTGGTCTTTCTGCTATGGCTTTGATTGGAGATGCAATTAAAGCAGTTCCTTTATTTCCTGGAATGCAAGATGCATTTAAATCTGTTACTGGTCCAGTTGCAGCTGCGTTTGGAGTTTCTGATAATTTAGCAAGAAAAGTCAATACCACCTTAGAACAAAGAAATCGTGAATCTAAGAAATCACAATCCTTAATTCCTGGACAAATGCCCAGCAGTGGTGCTGCAAGTGATCGCCCTTGGTGGGATATTTTTGGTTTGTTTAGTAATAGGAAGAAAAAACCAACTGGGGGTGGCGGTGGAAAATTACAAAGATATGGAACAGGTGGACCAGGGGGAATGGTTAAAAATGCTCTAAGTCTTGGTGCAAATTATGTGAGAAATGCATTTAGCGGAGCAAAACCAAACGGACTGAGTACCAGAGGCGCTCAAGCTGGGTTTACTGGTATGGCAAAGGAAGGGTTTGATGCTATTATGGGGGGCGATAAATTTAGATTGGGCAAATGGAAACCACAGATACTTGGTAGAGGTGCATATTCTGCACCAACATTACGAGGTGCTCAAAGATATGCTGGTTCCCAGGGATCTTTGGGCGGCAGGCAAACTCCTGGTGGTGTAGTAAAAACCATTGTTCCTGGTGGCGCTAGAAGAATTAATTTTATAGAACCGCAAGCAGCTGTTAAACCAGAAACATTTGATAAAGGAAAACGCCTAGCAGATAAGTTATTGGGTGGTGCGTATGGAAACAGCTCACTTGCAAATAAACTTCGTTCGCAATTAACTGGTGGTTCTGCAGCTCGTGGCGTAATTGGAGCAGGAAAACTTGGCGGGAAACTTCTAGGGATTTTAGGACCAATTCTGGACATTGCATTCCCAGATCCAGTCGGAGAGTATGATCAAATATCTGGACCAAATGCTTGGTATAATGATCCGAAAATCAGTCCAGAGAAACGAAAAGTAATTATGGCAGCGATGCAACCACCATCTTCAGCAGGAAGACTTTCGGGATCTCTTGATTCTGGGTCAAAACAAGTTCAATTTAATCGAATGAATTCTAGACAAACTCCACCACCACCAATGGTTCTAAATAATGTAGCTTCAAAATCAACTACAGCTCCTAGCAGAATCTCTCATATTGATACTGTTGGTGATCCTGGAGTTGATTCTTACATCAGCGCATATTCACCATATAATTAATGGCAAAGTTAAACTTAGACCCGAATAAGTTTGTTCTTGAGTCTGTCTCAATCTGGAAGGTTGGTGAGGACTTTGGGAAACCATATGCGAATTTGATTGAATACATGATTTCCTTTCAATATTTCGAAGACATCCTATCACCATCTATTTCTGGAATTCTTGTAATTCATGATAGTGGAGAAAATTTGCCATCGTCTATGCCAATTCAGGGGTTTGAAAGAGTATCAATTGTTGTTAAAGACTATAAAGATACTAAACACCAGTTTGATTTTAGAGTTTGGAAAGTAACTAATCGAGTTGAGATTGATTCAAGAAAACAAGGTTATGTTTTGGGTCTTATCTCAGAAAAAGCACTCATTAATGAAGGTGTCAAAGTTAATAAGGTTATCAGTGGACCAGTTAATAGTGTAGTTAAAAAGTTACTAAGCGAGTATTTGAATGTTGGTGAAGCAAGTATCGAATCTCAAGACACAATTAATGCTGTTAAAATTATCCCAGCTTCAAAGTCACCATTTGCTGTGATTAGAGATTTGCAACCAAAAGCGATTGCAAAGACATCAACAAAAACAAAGGGAACTCCAAAAGTTGGTAAAGTTGTCTCTTCTGCTTCAGCAAATGTAGTCGCAAAGTCTGACTATGATAACAAAGCATCCAGCGCAAAAGGAACTGCGGGATACTTTTTCTTTGAAACCAGAGATGGATTTAAATTTAAAAGTATTGATACCTTATCTTCAGCAGATCCAAATAAATTTGGGGGTTCTGTTCCAGTAGCAAAGTATTATTACAAACCAGCTTTGATTGAAAAGACGGCAGTTGAGAATGATAGAAAAATTCAGGAAGTAGTTTTTAGAAATGAGTTAGACATCATGAAAAAACTTAGGG